TTCATATTTTTAGAATTAAAGAATTTAATTATTAAATCAGTTAATTCATCATTTATTTCTTGTGAAGCAATTTTAACACCATTTATTGTTGTGTCCTTCGTATAAACATCAAGAGTTAGATAAAAGGCATCATATTTTTCAATTTTATCTATCGTACAATAATCAGTATCTACCGTATTATTTAAAGGAAAAGATATAATTGGAAAATAGGTAGAGGTGCTAGTATAATTCTTTACAACTCTAGGTTCATATAAAGAATTTTTATTTAAAAAATCTTCTAACTCTTTTACCCAGTTATTATATTCTTTTATCAAAGACTAACACCTCCAACTTCTTTCGTATATTCATTTACCCATCTAAGTAAATTATTTTCAACTTCTAATTTTGTAAATCTATATATCATATATCCTTCAAAACCTCTAGTAAATTTAAACTCACCATTTTTATAATAATACCAACCTTTTTCGTGTTGATTAACATTGTATTCCCAAGCCCCATTAACAGGGTTTTGTTGTCCTACAATTCCAGTACCATATTCAAATGCGAGTGCAATAGAAAATTTACCACCATAACCTTCGGTTTCGGTTTCTACAAACGAATCATTATATAATTCAAAGCCACCTTCAAATTGTCTTATCTTGTTGTTTGAAATATATAATTCTTTTAATTCGCTTTCAGGTAATTCTTCAAATGCTATTCTATTAACTGTTTCTAAGAATTTATTTTGTATATATTTTTCAAAATCTTTATCTTGTTTTAAAGTTGAATATTTTTGAATATATTCTATTTGATTTTTAATTTTATCTAAATTTCTTGTTTTAAGTTTTATATTAAGACCAATCATATTAAATGTTTATTTAATAAATGTTGATTTTTTTGCTTCTTTATCATTAACAAGTACAAATTTTCCTGTTCCTATAAAATCACCAGCAAGAGATTTTTTAACCTCTTTAATTGCACCTGTTTTTATATCTTTAATTTTGACTTTCTCCATCTTGATTTTCCTCCTTTATAATTTCTTCAAGAAGTACCATTATTTTAGTATTTTGTGGTTTAAATGCTTTTACAATATAATTTGCATTATCACCATAATTAACTTCACCAGTAGGTGTAGCATTATATAAATATGCTAAGTCAAAAACTCTAAATTTGTCTTTGTCTTTATAGTCTATTAAACAACTTACAATATTATTTTCGGTTTCACCGTAAGTTTGAATATATGCTTCAAGTTGTTTACTAGTTAATGGTTGATAATTAACTTTTCCAAAATAAAATGGTTGATTATATTTAATAATCTCGTTGTAGTTATTATCTCGTACAATTTCTTTTTTTGTAGCAATATACATATCTTTTTTCCAATAGTGGAATACACTTTTTGATGGGTTAAAATTACTCACTTATATCACTCTCATTTATTGATATGTAGCCTACTACTGGTTCTATTTCGTTTGCAAGTTCATTTGAAATATAACCACTATCTCTAGTCCAACTTAAACCATTTTCACTGTAAGATTTAATTCCTACATTTCCTATTAAATTATATAATTCTTCGCAACATCTAAGTTGCCAATTATTATATTTTGATGGTAATTCTTTTTGAGAATAATCTTGATAAGGAAATCTTAAGGAAAGTGCTATATATTTACTATCATCTAGTAATCTATTTAACACTTTTTCATAAGTTGCATTATCAGTAAAGATATTTGCATCATACTCAATTCTTTCCTTTAAAAGAGAAAGTTGTGTATTAACACTTTCCATAAGTAATCACTCCTTCTTATTATTATCCACGAGAAATTACACGAGCAACTGGAATAAGTTTGTCATCTACAAATACTTTAGCAGCACCATTTTTATCGTTGTTAACTAATTCCCAGTTAGAACCAGTTGCAAATGCTTCGTTAGTTGGCGATGTTGAACTTGTTCCTTTGTAAGAAATTAAAGTTGGAATAATTGCTTCTCTTACACGAGTAACTAAATCAGTATGTCCACCTTTACTATAAGCATCTCTAACTAATTCACTTGGTACTTCAGCACCAATGTTTTCATATTCAAAGAAACCTTTCTTGAATACATAAGAAGTATAAATATCTCCTAAACTATCGCTAGTTACAGGCATTTCATCATCTACTACAACTAATCTTCCGTTGAATGTAGCGATTGTTAAATCTCTTTCAATTCCATCAGCATCAGTATATTTTAAGAAGTTTAATAAATTTAAACCTTCTAAGTTAGTTGATACAGCACTGTGCATAAAGATTACATCTAATTTTGCTTTCTTATCTCCTAATGCTCTTTGTGATGCTCTATTTAAAGCATCAGCACCTAAGTTAGGGTTTTCAGCATTAGTAATATCGTAAGTGTGTTTAGAAACGAATTGTCCATTTGCACCACCTGTCATACCAAAAATACCTGCTAGAATTGCTAATACTGTCGATTGTCTTTGTTCATCCCAGTATTCATTAACTTCTTGTGCCTCAGCCTCGAAGTTTGTACCTGTTATGTCACTTGCGAAATCGTATTCACCAAATGCTTTTGCTCTACCATAGCAAACTTTTCTTTGATAGAATGTATCTCTTTCGCTTCCTGCTGGAATATCAGTGTTACCATCGTAGTTAACTGGGTTTCCACCAATTCTACCTTTGATTGGTTCAACTACTGCATATCCACCTGCTTGTTCACTCATTTTTGCTTTATATTTATTAACATTAGTAAATAAAGCACCTTTAATTAATGAATTTTCTTTTGTACTCTCTAATTTTTTGCGATAACCCTCAAAAACTTGTGGGTTAAAAATTTTATCTCTAAATTTTTCCATAAATCATTCTCCTTTTTATTAAATTAGATTTTCTAAACCGTTAGGGTTTTCATTAAGCCATTTTTCTTGTTCGGTAGCACTTAACTTACCAAACTTTTCAAATGTATCAATAACATTTGTATTTTGATTAACATTTGGTAATGTTGGGTCAAGGTTAAGACTTGTTAAACTCTCTTTTGTTTCTTTAACAACATTTTCTTTTTGAATGTCAAATTTTTCTTTTAATTTGTTAGCACTTGCTATTGTTTTTTCAGCATCTTCACTAACAACTAATTGAATTAAATCTTCATCTAAGTCAAGACCTGCTAAAATTTCCTTTGCTTTTGCAGTATTGTAAATTCTATTAGCATCGGCTAATTTTTGTTTTGTTTCTTTTTGCATTAATTCCATTTTTTCTTGTTCGGTCATTTTAGCCTTGTTAATGTCATCTAATTGTTTTTTGATGTCATCATAATCATTGTATTTGTTCATTTGACTTTTTAAATCATTAATTTCGCTTTCAAACACTTTTTTTTCTTCTTCTTTTTCTTTGTGCCATTCATTTAAAAAATTTGTTACTTGTTCTTCGGTAATTTGTTCTTGTTGTTCTTTTGTTAAACCTATACCCAAAAATTTTCTTGCTTTTTCTCTATTCATATTCTCTCCTCCTTATACGATAAGTTTTTACGGAACTTACAAACCTTTTAGAGATATATATGTATAACATTTGCAAAGCACCAAATGTTATATCTAAAATTGGCTGAGCCGACTTGGAATTGCACCAAGACCAACAATTTTGGAGATTGTTGTGCTACTATTACACTATCGACCAATGTTAAGAGCATTACTGCTCTTGATTTTGTGTTTGAATATTGTCTTGAACATTATTATTTTGTTCATTTATTTTATTCTCGTTATTGTTAGATTTTTTATTAGCAATTTCTTGTTCTAATTTTGCTTTTTCTTCCATTAATTGCTCTTGCAATTTTGTTACTGCTACTGGGTCACTAAATAAACCTACAACAGCATTTGCTACTTGTGGAGGAATATTAGCATCTTGTAGATTCATTAATGCTTGTGTCTTAACAAGTAAGTTATCGCTTAAATCTCTACTAAACTTAATATCTATTCCACTAACTTTTAAATTTTTAATTTTGCTATCTTTAGCATTTTTACAAATTTTAAGAATAACTTTAAGTGCATTTCTATCACATTTTTTAAATGCTTTCTCTTCGTTTTCAACTCTAACGGTAGCACTTGTAAAACCTTGCCCAGTAAGTACGGCTTTACCAGTTTCGGCATTACTTATATTTCCGTTTTGTGTTGCTTGAGGAACACTTAAAATGCTATGAACTGCATTTAATTTTCTTAAATAATAAATTTGTGTATTAACACTAACTAATTGTTGTTCTAATAGTTCTACACTTGCTTTCTTTTGGTCAGTAGATTTAATAGAAACAGCACCAAATTCTTTGATAGCATCCATACCTTCTTTATTTACTTCGGCATTTGTAAATACCATAATACTATTAGTATGGTTTTCAAAATCATCCATATCTAATGATTCTATTTTATTTATATCATCAAATATATCTTTTACTATTTCTAACATACTCATTCTATGTTTGTTGAAATAATATTCAATAACTAAATGAGAATTTTGAATTATTGGTTTTCTTTTTACAATAGTTAATGTGTTATTTTTATCATTGATTAAATATTGCATATTTCTAGTATATACTGTGTATTCGTTATATTCTTTAGGTACAGGCATAGTTTTGCCAGTATTAGGGTCAATTTCTTGTGCAATATACATTTTACTTGTTACTACAAATGCTAGTAATTGTTCGTGTCTTATTGAACTTGAATATA